GTGTTGTTTCCACATCGGCATGACCAAGTAACTGACTAGTTGTGTATAAATCTGCCCCCATGGTAAGCTCCATTGTTGCAAAAGTATGCCGACTCTGATGGAATATACACGGCAAAGCAAGCGACAGCGAACAGGTAAAAATTAAACGTAAACCGTTAGAAATAAGCGATATTTCAGTATTCTGCCAAGTTGAGAAAATGCAAACCACAACGGAATATTGAGGTTGTTCAGTTACCAAACCGTTAGCCGGGCAGTTACCGAAACGGGAATAGGTAACAGAAAGCGATAAAAAGAAATCCTCACCGTTTTGTTTGCACTCATACACAGTGTTTTGCATATCAAGGGACGCTTATATGGCAAGTAAATTTGCACTTAAAAATATAAGCGTATGAAAGTAGTGAAATTCAAGGTGCTGCTCTACCTCAAAAAGAGCGGACTGGACAAGTCGGGCAAGGCTCCCATCATGGGACGTATCACGGTGAACCGCACGATGGCGCAGTTCGGTTGCAAGCTGTCCTGCACACCCGAATTGTGGAATCCACGTGAAAGCCGTCTGAACGGCAAGAGCAAGGAGGCGGTGGAAACCAATGCCAAGATTGAGAAGTTGCTGTTGGCGGTGAACAACGCTTTCGACAGCCTTGTGAGTCGTAAAGTGGATTTTGATGCCACGGATGTGAAGAATCATTTTCAAGGCAACATGGAAACGCAAATGACGCTCATGCGAATGACGGACGTTGTCTGTGATGACCTCAAAGCCCGTATCGGCATAGACCGCGCGAAAGGGACTTATCCCGGCTATCACTATATGCGTCTGACACTCGGAGAGTTCATCGAGCATCAGTACAAGGTCAAGGATTTGGCATTCGGGCAACTGACGGAACAGTTCATCCACGACTATCAGGCATTCACGATGGAAAACAAGGGATATGCGATAGACACCGTCCGCCATCATCTTGCCATCCTGAAAAAGATATGCCGTCTGGCGTATAAAGAGGGGTATGCCGACAGGAGCCATTTCCAGCATTTTACCTTGCCGAAGAAGACTGAAACGACCCCACGGGCATTGAGCCGTGAATCGTTTGAGAGAATCCGTGATGTGGAAATACCTGCTTACCGCAAATCCCACATGCTGGCAAGGGATATGTTTCTCTTCGGGTGTTATACCGGGGTCTGTTATGCGGATGTGGTCTCGATTACCCATGAGAACCTATATACGGATGAGGACGGGGCTTTGTGGCTGAAGTATCGAAGAAAGAAAAACGAACTCCGTGCCAGCGTGAAACTGTTGCCCGAAGCGGTTGCGCTGATTGAGAAGTATCACAGTGAGGACAGGGACACACTGTTCCCTTTATTGCATTGGCCAAATCTCCGAAGACACATGAAGGCGTTGGCGACATTGGCTGGCATTAAAGACGACTTGTGCTATCATCAGGCGAGGCACAGTTTCGCTTCACTGATAACGCTCGAAGCGGGTGTGCCTATCGAGACCATCAGCCGGATGCTGGGGCACTCCGATATTTCCACCACTCAGGTATATGCCCGTGTCAGCCCGAAAAAACTGTTCGAGGACATGGGCAAGTTCATAGAAGCGACCCAAGATTTTAAACTAACCCTATAACCCAAACAACGATATGCGAAGCACATTTTCATTATTGCCTTACATCAACCGCAGCAAAGTGAAGGCTGACGGTACGACCGCCGTACTTTGCCGTATAACCATTGACGGCAAGCAGACCGCCATAAGCACGGGAATCTATTGCCGTCCCGAAGACTGGAACGGCAGGAAAAATGAGATAAAGACCATCAGGGAGAACAACCGCTTGCGGGAATACCTGCGTCTGACGGAAGAAGCCTATGCCGAGATACTTAAATCGCAGGACGTGGTCAGTGCCGAGATGTTGAAGAATCACATTTCTTTGAATAATATTCATCCGACCACCCTTCTACAGATGGGTGAATGGGAACGGGAGCGGTTGAAGAAACATTCCGAAGAGATTGATTCCACTTCTTCCTACCGTCACTCCATGTATTATCAGAAATACCTGACGGACTTTATAGCGTCCATCGGTAAAAAGGATATACCTCTTGAAGAAGTGACGGAGGATTTCGGCAAGTCCTACAAAGCCCACTTGAAGAAATGCAAGAACTTCGGGGTTTCCCAGACCAACCATTGCCTGCGTTGGCTGAACAGATTATTGTACCTTGCAGTCGATAAGGAGATTATCCGTGTGAACCCCTGCGAGGATTTGGAATATGAAACGAAACCTGAGGCAAGACACAGGTACATCAGCCGTGATGAGTTCAAGAAGATACTTTCCACACCGATGTATGACAAGCGGATGGAACTGGCAAGACGGGCTTTCATCTTCTCGAGCCTGACCGGACTGGCGTATGCAGACATACAACTGCTGCATCCCCATCATATCGGGACGAATGCGGAGGGCAGACGCTACATCCGCATCAACCGCAAGAAGACAAAAGTGGAGGCGTTCATACCCTTACATCCCATAGCGGAACAGATATTGTCGCTGTATAACACAACTGATGATGAGAAGCCCGTGTTTCCTCTTCCCAACCGTGATGCCCTATGGTTTGAGGTTCACGAGTTGGGAATAACCATAGGAAAAGAGGATAACTTGACCTATCATCAAAGTCGGCACAGCTTCGGCACTTTCCTGATTTCAGCGGACATACCCATTGAGAGCATCGCCAAGATGATGGGACACTCCAATATCAGGACGACACAGGGATATGCACGGATAACAGACGATAAAATCTCCAAGGATATGGACAAACTGATGGAGCGGAGAAAGAAAATATCGGCTGGCGAAAAGAAAGAGAATAGTAAATAACCATTATAAAATAGATGAATTATGAACAGAGGAATAATAACAATCAGTGAAACGGGGGTGGTCACCGTACCAACTGCCCCCGTGTGGATGACCCAGTTTGAGATAGCCGACCTGTTTGGGGTGTTCTCGTGCGACATCCGCAAGGCGATACGGGCAATCTACAAGAACAAGGAATTGAGTGAAACTTATACAATGAAGTATATCAAGCAAACTGACGGCATCAGCTATGATGTGTATAACCTTGAAATGATTATAGCCATTGCATTCAGGATATGCAGTAAAGAAAGTTTTCAGTTCAGACGGTTCGTAATAAATGAAATCTGCGCCTCCAAGAAAGGAAGTCCGACAACATTGTTCTTCTCTTGCGGTAAGGGCAGTAACCTATGGTATAGTTGAGGTTCATCCCGTCAGCCACCTGTTCCCGATGCTCGGATGCAAAGGTAGCGTGTGGCTTTGACGGCATTGGCAAGGTCAGGCGGCAGAGCCGTTTCAGGCAGAATCTTCCTCAAACGGGTTTGAGCGTATTCCGCCCGAAAACCTTGCCACTGCCATCCACACGCTTGAAAGGCATCCGGCAACGGAAACAAGCGACTGGCGGGAAATCAGAAGAAATAGAGGAACGGCTTACAGACGAAGCTAAACATTGATGCTTCATCTGTAAGCCGTTCCTTTTGTCTTTTTGCCGAAGTTCCATTGCTGCCGCAAACATAGGGCAGACGGCAAACTGCGCTCCTTCAAGAAAATCAGGTTGCCTTCAGTCGGTAGGCGGATTGGTAGCCGTCAGCCAGCATCCTTTCGATGTCGGATTCACGGTAGAGGATTTTGCCGCCCAACTGAATGTAGGCTATACGTCCCTCGTTGCGGTAGTCCTGAAGCGTCCGGCGGCTCACTTTCAACCGTGCCGACACTTCCTTGTCTGTGAAGAAACGCTCCCCGTTCAGTGTCGGGCGGTAGTTTGCGGTCAGATGCTCTACGTTGTCCAGCAGACGGTCAAGGCTGCCCAAGAAGTGGATTATCCACTCGTTGTCTTTGTTAATCAGTTCGTTCATATTACTTTGGATTTAGTGGAATTATTGTTATTACTCTATTCGGTTATCAGATTGTTCTGCCTTTGAACTTTGCTTCTTTTCGCCTGTCCTCCACGATGGAAACGATGCGTTGCACGTCTTCGGGACGGTAATAGGTCTTGTGGTTTATCTGCGAATAAGCCAACGTGCCGTTGTCCCGAAGCGTCTGCAAGGTTCGGGGGCTGATGTTGAGCATCCGGCACACGTCCTGATTGTCCATCCACTCGCTCATTTTCTTTTCGCCGTGACGATGGCAGATGGCATCCATACGGCTGACGAAGCGGTCGAACTTGGCGACCAGTTCCTCGAAGGTCTTTCTCTCGATTGATACGATTTCCATATTGTCTTTCTTTTAGTTGTTACTGTTTCTTTTGCCGCAAAGGAATATATAATCCGTTACCTGACAATAGGTTCCCCGAAAGTGGAAGCGTGTTGCGCTGATACGGCAGTCATTGTCCGGGATGCTGACTTCCCTTTGGCGGCTATCATTCCTTCTCCTGCAAAGAAATACATAATCCGGCATCCGGCAATGGTTTCAATCAGGTCTGGCAGCAAGTGGCACAGGGTGGTAGAGGTTGGCATTGGCTGGAGGCAGCGGTTATCCTCTTAATTCTAAAAAATAGAAAGGTGGCAAGGGGAAAAATAAGGGCTTAATTCAAATTCGCCTACGATTGAGTCTTTGCCCTTTCGGGCATATACATCCGGCAAAACGGTGAAGTCCTCACCGCTTTATCAACCGCCATAATGCAAAACCACACAAAATTGCCTAAGAGAATCCAAGTGCTTGACTGACTGTATTAAAGCACCTTACTTTGCTCCCGATAATCGGTCAAGGTGTTTACCAAGACCACAGTTAATAACTTAATCAATTTGTTTTTTACAATGAAGAGAGAACCAAACATTACAGAGCAGCAGGCTCGTGAAATCGTGGAAAAGATGGGACGCAGGGAATCCTACACTCCCAAGTCGATGAATGACATCTACAGACGTATCGGTCTGGAGCCGGATGAGCTGGAACTGCCCGGCAATACCGTTACGGAGGAAACGGAGACCGCTATGGCGGATGAACCGTCAAGTGAGGCGGTCGAGAAAACGGCAATGCCGCAGAAGCGTGTCAGCAGCAAGCAGCGCAGGTTGTCGTTGGAGGAGTACCGCGCCACCTACCTGAAAGTCCCGAAACTTGTCAACCGCAAGCCCGTGTTCGTCAGCGAGACGGTGCGTGACGAACTCGACAGGGTTGTCCGCTTCCTCGGAGGAAAGGGCATGAGCGCATCGGGGCTGATTGAAAACCTCGTCCGCCTGCACCTCGACACCTATCGGAACGACATCGAGCAGTGGCGCAAGCTCTGACGGGATTACAGAAAGTCGGTTGGGCTGGTGAATACACTTCATCGGCTTAACCGATACCCAAGATGAGTGAGTACACCCGGAAACAAATCCGACAGGCGGAGGATTTTTGTGTCCTCAAAGACACAGCAAGATATATTTTCAGTTACCCGAATAATTCTAAGTAACTGAAAATGCCTTCACCGCCGTGGGCAGAATTATCCTCCGCAGTCGGATAATTTCGGGGTTCATTAATCAAAGATTAAACAATGGACAAGCCATAAAATTGAAAAAATAAGAAGCATGAAAAAGAAGAGCAAGTACGGGAGAAATCCCAAGTTGAACCCGAAGACGCACTGCGTGATGGTGCGCTTCGATGATGTGGAATGGAACAGGTTCCTGACAATGTACGAGGAATCGAACGTGTACGCGAAAGCCGTCTTTCTCAAGGCGCACTTCTTCGGGCAGAAGTTCAAGGTGTTGAAGGTGGACAAGACGCTGGTGGACTACTACACCAAGCTGTCGGATTTCCATGCCCAGTTCCGTGCCATCGGCACGAACTACAATCAGGTTGTCAAGGAACTGCGCATCCACTTCTCGGAGAAGAAGGCGATGGCGTTGCTCTACAAGCTGGAGAAGTGTACCATCGACCTTGTGAAACTGAGCCGGGAGATTGTGGAACTTTCAAGGGCGTTAGAGAAGTGTTACCAATCCAAATCGGACTGATATGGCATCGGTCAAGGTCAAGTTTCGCCCATCCACCATAGGCGGCAAGGAGGGCACACTCTACTATCAGGTGATTCACAACCGTGTGGTCAGGCAGATATATACCGACTATAAACTTTTCGCTTCGGAATGGGACTGCCATTCCGAAGCGGTCATCCTGCACCGTGTTCCAAATGAACAAGAGCGGAACAATCATTTGCTTTCGATAAGTTCACGTATCAGATGGGACAAAGATAGGTTGAACAAGATTATACAAGCCTTATCCCAATCCGGCACATTTGTGGCGGATGATATAGGCATGCGTTTTCAGGATAACAGACAGGAGCAATCGTTCAATGCCTACATCTGTCAGCAGATAGCAAGGCTGAAACGCTTGGGTAAGATACGCACATCGGAAACCTATACGGCGGCATTCCGAAGTTTCAACGGTTTTATGAATGACAAGGAGGTCTTGTTTAACCAGATTAGCGCTGACTTGATTGCGGAATATGAGGCTTATCTGAAAGGCAGAGGCAACTCACCCAATACAATATCGTTCTATATGCGCGTTCTGAAAGCGGTCTATAACCGTGCGGTGGAAGACGGGCTGACAGGACAGCGGCATCCATTCAAATCTGTTTATACAGGAATGGAAAAAACCTTGAAGCGAGCCATATCACTTAACGATCTTAAACGCATCAAAGGGCTGGACTTGTCGTTGAAGCCCAATCTTGACTTTGCCCGTGACATGTTCCTGTTCTGTTTCTACACAAGGGGAATGTCTTTCATAGATATGGCTTATCTGAGAAAGAAGGATTTGCAGAACGGTATCCTTTCCTACCGCAGACGAAAGACGGGGCAGCAACTTTTCATCAAATGGGAAAGATGTATGCAGGAGATTGTTGACAAATACCCGATAAATGAAACGGAATATCTTTTACCTATCATCACAAAAAGGAACAAGGATTATCGGAAGCAATACACCAACGAACTGCATAGGGTGAACCATCTGTTGAAGAAAATCGGAAAACAGTTGGACTTGTCGATACCCTTGACAATGTATGTCGGGCGGCACTCATGGGCAAGTATTGCCAAAAGCCGCAATGTACCTATCTCTGTCATCAGCGAAGGTATGGGGCATGATTCAGAGAACACCACGCAGATTTATCTTGCTTCGCTGGATACTTCTGTGGTGGACAGAGCTAATAAGAAGATATTGGATTTGCTGTAAAACCGTGAATGTTTTGCGAATCAGTCCAACGCTTGCCAAGAGACGGTTACTAAGAATTATTTTGTTGAAACAGAGTGGTTTGTGAATTTTTAAAGTGGAATTTCGGTAAACATACAGTATTTTTTGCAAAACAAAAACTTGGCAATAGGTTAGATTTTCAGCGTTTTATGAGCTAAGAATCATTATTTTGCGTAACTTTGCATTATAATATCCGTCTCTTGGCAAGAGATGAATAAGGAAATAATAAAATATCTGTAATAATGAGATTATTCGACATATTG